ACTTTCAATTACTTAAGTAAAGAAAATATAAATAAACGAAATACCATAAAACAAATGAAATGGGATAACTTCAATAAGCTTAACCCAGAAGAAAGAGATGCTATACTAAAATTATATAACGTTGTAGAGAATGCTCTATATACAATGCAAGATTGTAATGATTTATGGTTAAGTGATGTCAAAGAATTAGAGTCAGCTCATTGGGGTGTTAAAAACCTATGGGCTATCGGTTCAACACTAGAATCTATGGAGGATGATGATGGTTAATTTAGATAAACTTGCAATCGAAATTGATGAACTAAAACATCATGAGTTTAACAATGGTTGGAATGAGTTCAAACATCTTGTCTTAGATTATATCAAAGATCAATTCGGAGAAGAATCTGAAATAGGTAAACTATTGTTAGATGATATAGAAAACTTATGCTAAAATAAAAAAAACCCTAGGTACTGTAATAGTACTTAGGGTTCTTATAGATTTTTTAGTTTTTTTTGTGAAAGCCCGGCATCGCTTTGCCCGACATCGCATTTTGAGCGTGTCGCTTCGCGCCACAATTATTGTGGAATATTACTAGATGCTTCCTTTAACATTCTATTCAACTCTTCATCAGACAGTTCATCTACAGACACTTCTGTATTTGTCTGATCAATCCTAGACAATTTAGGCGATTCAAACTCTGCAAGAGACTTCGCAAGGTCTGCAGCTTGTACTAGATCATCTTCATCTAATGCTTTAACCATTAGTATACGAAGAATGTCTATTGCACCTACAGGATTCTCTTCAAACGAGTCTTTGAATTCCTTAAATTGTTTAACTGTTAATTTCAACTGTTCTCTTGCAAGATTATTTGCCTTACGACTTGCAGCTGCTTTTAACTGGTACTCTCTAGCATTCTCAGAAGTGAGCAATGGCTTGAGGTTCTTTAAACTATTTGGATGTATTTTATGAGCCATGTTAACTCCTCTTGGCTTTGCGTGATAATAGAGAGTATTCTCTTTAAGGGGTATATAGAAATTAGAAAAAGAAAGGATATGTTATGACACAAGATGTTGTAGAAAGACCAAACCACTATACGAGATGGGCTATAGAACCTATTGTTTTCATTATGCAAAATGGTGCAGAGTTCTGGCGTGGTAATATTGTAAAGTATGCTATGAGAGCTGGTTTCAAATTGTATGATGGTCAAGATGAAATAACATCAGAGATAACAGACTTACGAAAAGTCATACGATATGCTGAAATGCGTATAAATCAACTCGAAGGTAAAGAAGCAAATGACATATGATAAAGACTTAGATGGTTTAGGCTATTGGGATTTCATAGCTCAAAAGATTCAATCCGAGTACACATGCACTAGATGCAAAATAAAATATAACAGAATGAGCTTTGACAAAGGTAGAATTTGTCCAAAGTGTACAAACAAAGAAAGTGAATAATATGAAACTATGTTATGACATAGAAACAGATGGATTTGACGCAACTGTAATATGGTGCTTAGTAGCACAAAACATGGAGACAGGAAATGTATATAAATACTCTGACTACGACGATAAACTCCCTCCTATCAAAGATGGGGTATCGCTTCTCAGTAACGCCCAAGTACTTATCGGGCATAACATCATCGGATTTGACAACGTACAAGTCGATAAACTCTATGGAACCGATCTTAACTCAAAGAAATGTTACGACACATGGATCATGTCACAAGTCCTACGATACAGACGAACCCACAAGCAAGGTCTTGCAGGATGGGGAGAACACCTAAACAACTCTAAAATCCATTACGATGATTGGAGTGCCTACAGTAGAGAGATGCTTAGATACTGTGTTCAAGATGTTAAGTTGAATGTTGATGTATACAATAAACTACTAGAAGAATTCAAAGATATAAAAGATAACTATCCTTTGATAAGTGAAGGTCTAAAAGTAGAACATGACTCAGCAAAATTCAATGTACTTGCAAGAGAAAAGGGTTGGAAATTTGATGTAGAACTAGCTCACAAGAACCTCAAAACAATGGAAGATAAGATGGATACTATATGTAGTATCATCGAACCTGAGATGGGTGAGTACAAACATTACATAGATAAAACACCTAAGACACCTAAGTACAAAAAGAATGGTGATTACACTATTGTAACTGCACGAATTCTTTCAGAGTACCTAGGATATGAAGTGAAGTGTGAAGATACTCATGTCATGGAAGCAGGTACAGAATTCCAAAGGTTCACTGTAAATGGTGTAACACTGGGTCAACTGGACCTAGTAAAAGAGTGGCTTCTAACGAAGAAAGGTTGGAAACCTGACGAGTTTGTAAAGAAAAGACTACCAGATGGTACTTGGGTAACTACTACACCTAAACTTACCACCACATCGCTTCTAAAGCTTGGTGAAGTAGGTGAAATGATTGACGAGTACTATACCTTAAGAAATCGTTCATCGGTTATACGAGGATGGCTAGAGCAAGTAAAGGAAGGACGTATTCATGGGAACATGTGGGTCATCGGAACACCAACATTCAGAGCAAGACACGAAGTCATCGTTAACTTACCTAGCGTTAATGCACCTTGGGGTAAAGAGCTTCGTGAATTATTTGTCGCAGATGATGACATGGTTGTTGTGGGGGCTGATAGCTCTGGCAATCAGTTACGTGGGTTGTGTCATTACGTCGGTAATGATAATTTCACTCACGAGGTCTGCTATGGGGATCAACACCAGAGAAACGCTGACGCTCTTGGATGCTCAAGGAGTATCGCCAAGAATTATCTTTATGCTTATCTTTTTGGTGCTGGTGATGGCAAGCTTGGTCAGGTACTTACTGGTAAAACGAATGCAAAGATTGGAAAAGAATCTAGAGCTAGGTTTGCAAGAGGTATCAAAGGATTAGAAGAACTGAGAAAATGGATAGGTAAGACATGGAACTCTACATATCATAGTCAAGGAGCTGGATGGTTTCCTGCACTGGATGGTAGACCTGTATTCCCTACAACAGAGCATCAGTGCCTGAATTACTTACTACAAACTACTGAAGGTATTACGTGTAAAGCTGCCTTGTCTTACTCTATGAGAAAGATTAAAGAAGAGAAACTAGAAGCTGAACCTAGACTATTTTACCATGATGAGATTGCATACGTTGCATCGAAGAAAGATGCTGATCGTGTCGGTGAGATACTACAGGAGTCTTTCAGAGAAGCACCTAAGAAGTTTGGTGTTGAATGTATGGATGGTGGTGATTACATAATCGGCACAAGCTACGCAGATGTACACTAATGGCGAGTAAAGGAGTACCGAAGGGTAAAAACTATAATGGCTGTAAGTATACTTCTAGATGGGTAAGACAAAGATATCGTAAAGATATAATACATAGATGGAAAAGGATGAAGGGTTGCGAACGATGTGGCTATAATGCTAATGGTGTAGCCCTTGACCTTGACCATATAGAACCCGGAAAGAAAGCGTTCACTGTCAGTGAGGGTAGAACTATCTCATCTAAGAGATGGACTACAGTAAAGAAAGAACTCTCTAAATGTAGAGTGCTATGTAAGAACTGTCATGCAGTAAAGACATATGTAAATCAAGATACTTATAAAGAAAGGAGTAAGTATGCAAGATAATATAGTCGAGAAGCAAAGAGCTTGTCTTCTCGTAGATGCTGATTCAATATACTTTAAAGCAGCATGTAGGACCAAGAAGAAGAAAGAGATAAGTAAAATAATAGACAACCTAATGTCAGAGATACAATCTAAATTCTTTGTCTCTGGAATGAAAGTTGCTGTAAAAGGATTTGATAATTTTAGAAATAAAATATATGAAGACTACAAAAGTAATAGACCAGAGCTAGATCAAAAATTAAAAGATGCTTTAGGTCATGGTTACAAACACATGATAAATAGATATGAAGCAGTACAAGCTAATGGTATGGAAGCAGATGACCTAGTATCTATATGGGCTTATGAAGCTCGTGAAATGGAGATACCATATATAGTAGTAGGTATTGATAAAGATCTGTTACAAATTCCGGGCCATCATTACAACTTTAATAAATATACTTATGAGTTTATAGATGATGATCAAGCACATAAACTTCTGATGATCCAATGTTTAACTGGTGATCGTGCAGATAATATTCCGGGAATAAAAGGTATTGGTCCTAAGAAAGCTGAGAAACTTTTAGAAGGTATAGAAACTGAGAAGATGTGGAGACATGTAAAGAAAGCATGGGCTGACAACAACGCAGGTGATCCTCAGATATCTCTAAGACTACTATCAATGCTTAAAACATGGGAGGAATATGAAGATGTTAAGTCATCTATTCAAGATAAAACCCCTGAGTGCAAACAAGATGCTAGGAGCGAGAGGGAAGAGATCCTTCAAGAGTCCTGAGTATGTTAAGTACCAAGAGGATATCAGTGAGTTTCTTAAGGACGTAGAGTGGCCTTTTGGAATTAACCAAGTAACATTCGAGGTTGAGGGTGGCTTCTCAAACAGAGGTGCTGATCTCGACAACATAATTAAACCAATATTAGATACATATCAAGGAATATTTGAGGACTTCAATGATAACAAAGTATACAAAATCAAACTCAGAAAA